AATTTGACAGTGTAAACGCTGGAGAAGAGCTTCTGCACGCTATGTCTATAGCTATTGAAAACATTACAGAAGAAATTAAAAAGCCTGTAGACAAAGAGCTTAGTGGTAGCCAACGTAGGTCAGAGCTGCAAAGTATAAAGCAATCAGCAATAGATGCTAAGGAGCTCATAACAGAATATCAAAAGCTTGAGCAAATGCTTAAAGAGCTTAAGAAAACAGGTCACATAAAAGAAGAGGTAGACTACAGCTCTGGGTTTAGCGAGAAGTTTGCAAAGAAATAGATGGCTGGTTTAGTAAACATAGAGGGTGTTGATGAACCTGTAGTAAACATATGCCCACAGGGGACTAGTGGTGAAGTGATTAACATATCTGATGTTTACCTGCAACTACCAGCTGTTCCTAAAAAGAAAGACATATTATTTAGCGACCTGAAAAAAGAAGAGCAATACTGGCGTAGGATAGATCCCCCGTCAGATTTGATAAAGATTAGGTCTATGGATGATTGGACAGATATGCCCAAGCCTTTTAAGGAAAGGTATACAGAGTTTATACGTAAGGAATTTGATAGACGTAGAAACGGTGTGTGGTTTATGAATAACGGTGAGCCCACCTATATTACCGGTCACCACTACATGTTCTTGCAGTGGTCTAAGATTGATATTGGATATCCTAGCTACCTAGAGTTTCAGAACCGGCTGTCACGACATTTTGTTGCTTGTGAGCATGACCCACGGTCCATGGGGCAGGTCTATGTAAAGTGTAGACGTTCGGGGTATACGCAGATGTGTTCTGGTAACTTGTCTGATGAAGGCACTCAGGTTAAAGACAAACTTCTTGGTATCGTATCTAAGACAGGTAAGGATGCGCAAGAGAATGTCTTTATGAAGAAGATAATGCCAATATACCGGAACTATCCATTCTTCTTTAAGCCTATCCAGGACGGTACTACTAACCCACGTCAAGAGCTGGCATTCCGTGAGCCATCAAAACGTATTACAAAAAACAATAAAACAGCAAACAGAGGTGAGGCTTTAGATACGATTATCAACTGGAAGAACACTACGTCCAATGCTTATGATGGTGAGAAGTTACACTATCTCTTCCTTGATGAGGCTGGTAAAATAGAAAAGCCCGAAGATATAACTGAGATATGGCGCATACATAGAACATGTTTACTCGTGGGTCGTAAGATTATAGGAAAGGCTATGGTTGGATCTACAGTTAACCCCTTAGACAAAGGAGGGCGAAACTTTAAAAAGTTGGTTTACAATTCTGATCCAACTGAACGTAATGATAATGGGAGAACTAAAAGTGGTTTATACAAGATATTTATACCAGCGTATGAGGCGCTAGAAGGTTTCTTTGATAGATACGGGAATCCAGTTGTAGATAACCCAGAGAAACCTGTGCTTGGTGTCGATAATGAGATGATAGAGATAGGCGCTAAAACGTTTTTAAAGAACGAGCGCAAGGCATTATCAAACGACAGCTATGATTTAAATGAGGTTATACGACAGTTTCCATTTACCATGGATGAGGCGTTTCGTGACTCCACTAAATCGTCTACTTTTAATATTGCTAAGATATATGAGCAGCTAGAAAACAATATGGAGCTCTATCCTAACCCTGTGGTTAGAGGAAATTTTGTTTGGGAGAACGGAGTTCAAGATACAAAGGTTGTATTTAGACCAGATCCTAATGGTAGATTTAGAATAGCCTGGATGCCGCCAGACGAAATGCGTAATAAAGTTGTAACAGAGAGAGGTAAGAAAACTCCTGGTAATGCATGGCTAGGCGTAGGGGGTGTGGATAGCTATGACCTTGATACAACTGTAGATGGTAGAGGATCTAAGGGTGCACTGCATTTGTATAACAAAATAAATATGGAGCATCCATCAAATATGTTTGTATTAGAGTATGCTTCACGTCCACCACTGGCTAGAATATTCTACGAGGATGTTCTTATGTCTGCTGTTTTTTACGGGTATATGATACTTATAGAAAATAACAAGTACGGTATTGCTAGGTACTTTGAGAACAGGGGGTACGATGGTTACCTTATGGATAGACCTGTACACTTAGGTGGTGGATCACGTAGTGCTACAAAAACAAAAGGCATACCGTCAAACTCTCAAGATATCATACAGGCTCACGCTCAGTCTATTGAAGCTTATATACACGAATATGTTGGGTTAAACGAAGAAGGTCATTATGGTAAAATGTTTTTTGACAATACTCTGGAAGACTGGATCAACTTTAAGATAGATGACCGTACCAAGTTTGACCTTAGTATTAGTTCTGGTCTTGCGCTTATGGCTGCTCAAAAGTCAATTAAAAAACAAGAGAAGAAAGATAACAGCAATAAGAAATTCTTCCGTAAAGTCAAGGTAATTCAGCGTTAATAAATTATCTATCTTTGTTTCTGATTAATATTCAGCGAAAAGATGAATGTAACAAAGAAAGGAAGTTTCCCTAACCCATTAGCAAAGCATGCTGAAAAAAGCCAGAAAGAATATGGCTTAGAGTATGCTAAGGCTATGATGAATCAATGGGGAGGATTAGACACAGAGGGAAGTTTGTATCAAAAAAGGTACAAAGAGTTTGAGCAGTCACGCATGTACGCAAACGGTACACAAGACACTCGTATCTACAAACAGATACTTAATAGTTTAGACCCCGGTAATGACGATGGATCATTACTGTCTATTGACTGGACTCCAGTCCCTATCGTTCCTAAGTTTGTTAAGATTGTAGCAAACAAAATCATATCATCATATCGTTATCCTCAAATTGAAGCTGTCGATCCACTTTCTCAAAGCGAGAAGGATGTAAAAAAGAAGATGATTGCTTTACAGATTGAAAATAAAGAGATGATTGCGGAAGCTAAAGCTTCTGGTCTGCAAACACAAGTAGATCCAGATACCCTTCCAGATACTCCAGAAGAAGCTGAAATATTTCTAGAAACAAATGTAAAAACAGATGCTGAGGTTGCTGGTCAACTTGCAACGCAGCTTACACTACAGTGGAATGACTTTGATGAGCGTATATACCGCAGATGTGTTGAAGATATTATCAGTTGTGGTATGGCTGTTGCAAAACGCAGCAATGACCCCAACTACGGTGTTACCGAGGATTATGTAGACCCTTCAATGTTTATACATAACTATACTGATGACCCTACGTTTTCTGACTTAGTCTATGCTGGACATATTAAGCGTATGAGCATTATGGAGCTCAAGCGTTTAGCTGGTGATCAGTTTACAGAAAAAGAGTATACTGAGATGGCTCAGAATGTGATGAATAAGCATTCTAATAGCGCTGAACGTTTTACAGAAAAATACTACGACAAGCAACTTAACAAGTATAAATACGGCTATGATGAGTATACCATTGAAGTATTAGACTTTGAGTTCTTATCTGTAGATTCTATGATCTACGAAAACAAGATGTCTCGTCATGGAAACATGGGATTCTATTACAAAGGAGAAGAATATGAAGCTCCTAAGAATTCCGTTTACGATCGTGAGCCAGTATACATGCAGAACGCTACTGTTTATGGTGGTATGTATATTATTGGTACAGACCACTTATTTAACTACGGAAAACAACACAATATCCCTAAGAATATCCACGATATATCCAGGGCTCGCTTATCGTATTCTGTAACTTCTGTAAACATGCGTAACATGATACCTAAGTCTTTGGTATCTGGCGTTATTGGGTTTGCCGATCAGTTGCAACTTACGCACTTGAAACTACAGCAAGCAATTGCTAAGAGTAAGCCGGACGGTATCATGGTTGATATTGAAGGTTTGGAGAATGTTGACCTGGGTCGTGGTGGTGATTTACAACCTTTAGATATTCAAGACATTTACGAACAAACAGGTGTCTTCTACTATCGTAGTAAGAATCCAGAAGGCGGTTTCCAGAATCCTCCTATTCGTGAGATTGGAAATACAATCCGTAATATCAACGAGCTTATTGCGTTATACAATCATTACTTACGTATGATTCGTGATGCTACAGGTATCAACGAGGTAATGGACGGTACAACTCCAAAAGGAGAAGCGTTAGTAGGTGTAAACCAAATGGCTGTAAATGCCGGTAACAACGCTATCTATGATATTACGAATGCTAGTATGATTCTTTACAGAAAAGTCTGTGAGGACATCTTAAAATGCGTTCAGATACTTCCTATAGAGTCAGTTATATTTAAGGTATATGAGAAAGCTATTGGCAAGACTAATATGTCTGTCTTATCAAGCTTTAGAGATCTTCCAATGTACAACTTTGGTGTCCGGGTTCTCAGTGATCTTAACGATATGGACCGTCAGTACCTTGAGCAAAATATACAAATCGCTCTGGCTCAAAAAGAAATAGACCTTGAAGACGCTATTGCTATTCGTCAGTTAAAAGACATTGACCAGGCAGAGCGTTTACTGATTATACGTAGAAAAAAACGTATAGCACAACAACAGGCTATAGCACAACAGAACGTACAAGCGCAATCACAAGCTCAAGCTATGCAGCAGCAATCAGCTGTTGAAGTTGATTTACAGAAGCAGCAAGTTCTTGCACAGTTGGATATGCAGAAAAAAGAGTTTGAGTACCAGCTTAAAATGCAGTACGCTCAAATGGAGCATCAAATGAAAATTCAGCTTGAGCAAATGAAAGGCGAGTACGGTCTTGCAGAACAGCAAATTGAAAGTGGTGCTGAAGCTAGAGATGAAGCAATGAAAGAAGATCGCAAAGACGAGCGTGTTAAAAAACAAGCTGTAGAGCAATCTAAGTTATTGTCTCAACGTCAAGGTAAACGAGATGAGTTACAAGACAATTCTAATAGCTTAAGTCAACTTCTTGGTAATCAGTAAATTAGTACCTTTGTAATATGGCAACCAGCGTAAACTTAGACATAGCATCACGAGTAGATATCACCTGTAGAAAGGGAGATACATTTACCTTAGAGCTTACATTTAAAGACGAAGACGGAGTGGTTATTGATTTATCTACCGGTTATGACTGGGTGATGCAAGTTCGTGAGTCTGACACCTCAACTTCATTTGCTCTTAGTGGTGACTCTGATGATGATGCTGATAACGACTTCGGTTTTGTAAGTGATGCCAATGGCGTACTCACGATTTCTTCTCCAGCGTCTATTATGGCAACTATAGATGGTGGCATCTACGTTTACGATTTACAGTCCGTTCAAGGTTCAACTATTGTGACTTGGATGTATGGAGTGTTTAAAGTAAACGAAGACGTCAGTGAGTAATACTATAGAAATACAGAGCGGTGCTACTACTAGCATTACCGTAAAACAGACAGGATACAACAAATCTACAGTTGTAAATCAACCTGTTCAGAATACCATTGATATTTCGGGACTCAAGGGTGGTGGTGACCTCAGCTATGTGCATAATCAAACCACCGCTTCCGC